CTTGAAGCCGCACCGCTCTAAAGCGATGCGTCCGCAAGACATCCCATCAAAGAGACTGAGTACGTTCATGAATACAATCCTTTCATTTGTTCAAGAGTCATGACCTCCGACTCTACCTCAAAGCCTTCAATGCGGATCTCCAAATCCCCATCCTTGAATTTGATGAAATAAAAGTAATCACAATAATCATAGGCATTCATCAGATCATCATGGTTCTTGTATGGTGGTACTAAACGAACCCCACCACCGTCATCCTTGTTCGCCACAACAAATGCCGCACCGAACTCATCCGCCTCAAAGCGCGGAAACTTCCACGCATATTTCTTGGCGTTGTTTATGAAATGCACCGCACCTTGTGGGTAGTTGTCATAATGCTTGTAAACAGCAACCTCACCACAATCGTCCTCAAATACATATATTCCTCTAGTTCCCATCTCACGCTCCTATATGATGGTAATAACCATGACCAAAGACATCCAGAACGTCACCACGCTCTGCCACAATCTCTAGCCCACCGCCTGTGAAATACACTGCCGCCACATCCGCTTTACGATATTCCGATGTGGGGATAGTCGCCTCAATGCAATCCTTCCAATTTTCCTGATTGCAAATCTTATCGAATGCATCCTGCAATTCCTCACGAGTGTACCCACCCATAGACTTGCTCATCCAATATTCCATTTCCGTGATATCCATTACACTTCCTCCTGTTTGATGTTCATAACTTTATGAATCACATCCATCGCCTCACAAATATAATTCCACTCCTCATCGTAACGAGGTTCAATGCCTTCTGGTATAGACTCCTCACGATAGTTATGAAGAGCATCCCACACTTGTTGCAATGCCCTGAGTCTCGCAATCCGATGATCAGGGTTCAAACTAACATTACGCATAATGCTTCTCCTCTTCTAAAGTGACTTGAATATCGTAAGGGATGGTGTATTGCATCTCGACTCCCGAACCTTGACACTCGCTACACGAATCTATCGTGTTCCAGTCCGTGGGTTCGTAACCGTGACCGCCGCACCATTCGCAGGGGATTGTTAAGATAAGTTCTTTCATATTGTCCTCCAATAACAAGTAGATTGTTTTTCCATTATGCACAGAATAAGACAGTATGCAACACCTAATATATACCGAACCCAGAGAACGCCACCTCTTCTTCAATCGTGTCCTCGTTATACTCGTCACGCTTATACAGTTGTTTAGCGAATTATAAAAAAAAAAAAAAAAAAATTCCTGTGCCGTGACGAACGTGACGAACGTGACGAACTGTTAAAAAAACCCATATAAATAAGAACTTAACCCCGTCACACTTCTAACCGTTTTCGTCACACTTGTCACACTTCTAGAAATAACATAGTTAGTTTAGGACTAAATCGTACAAACAAGTAGTTTGTTATTTTATTCAAAAACCCCCAAAAAAGAGGTAAAATAGACCTAATTTTCGTTGAAAAACCCCTGTTTTATGAGGTAGAAGTGTGACATGAGTAACAAGAAAACTGATATTCTTGCAGATGACATAGAGGCAGAAAGCGGACGGAAGTTAACTAACCGCCAACGTGAGTTTGCCCGATACTATGTAGAGGGCATCTATTCAAATGCAGAATGTGCTAGAAGAGCTGGATATGCTGATGCGTCCTCCGCTTCTATCGCTGGTCATCTTTTAGGTGGCAAAAAGTTTCCCCATGTAGTTGAGTACATCCAAGAGTTACGACAAGAACGAGAACGCCGATATGGCGTGACGGTTATTGGTCAGCTCAAAAGACTGGACGAATTATCGCGTGGCGCGGAAGACGCTGGACAATTCTCTGCCGCTATCAATGCTGAAAAGATCCGATCCGCTCTTGGCGGCTTGACGGTTGATCGCCGTGAACAAATACATCAACTAGATGATCTGTCGCGTGAAGAGATTACATCGCGGCTGGCGCAATTACGAAAAGAATACCCTCAAGCATTTATCGAGGGTGAATTTACCGAGGTGAAGGATGTCAGCACCGGAAGCGAACTTTTGGAACACATTGAAGAAACATCTGCCGAAAAAGTGTCAGGCAACGAGGATTGAGAATCGCCACGGCGGCGGCGTGCCCGATGTGTATTTTAATTGGTCTGGGCTTATGTTCTGGATCGAATTAAAAACAACGAAAAACAATTCCGTCAGACTTGCCCCTAATCAGATCGCTTGGAATACCGCTCATTCGCTCTCAGGCGGCTTGTCATTCATCTTAGTAAAGCACCTCTCTTCGGGTGACCTATTTTTATTTGAGGGCGCACAGAGCCGCGAGATTGGCAGGATCGGGCTTCGGGAAGAGCCATTGTATCGGGGTTCGGGGTACCAGGCTCTATGGGATCGGGTTCGGGAGTCGGGGATCGGGCATCTTGAGTCGGTACTGGCAGCGCAGCGGTTGCTGCAGCAAGATTCGGGAGTCGGGGTTCGGGATTCGGGGTTCGGGACTCCAGGCACCAGTGCCTCCCAGGGGGCTGACCAGGGCTAAGACCAAGAGTCGGGGTTCGGGGTTCAATAAAAAAGCTGCGTTATGCTGCGGACTGGGCTGCCAGTCAGGGGCAGCGTTGCGACCAGGCAAAAGAAAAGGAGGCCTAAGCCTCCTCCTCCTCTATGCTTGCCTCGATCTTGTCGATTAATGCCCCGAATGCTTCGAACCAATCCCTAGCGGCTGGTTCTAATGATATTTGATCAACGACAATTTCTTTGATTGCGTCAACGATTTCTTGTTTAGTCATGTTATGCCCCCTTGCTATCGCGCCATTTTGCGGAAGCCTCTAGATCATCCGCTAGCATTGCCGCCGCTGTCTCTATTTGCAACGCCAATCCCTCATCCCCTCGATCTAGGGCGTTCAATATCGCCCCTTCTATAATGTCGTTTATTATTTGTTCTGCTTCTATTCTGTCCATTTTTCAATCCCCGAATTTTGCGACCATTGCCGCGCCGATTAATTTCATTTTGGTTTCCGCTTCGGGATCAGTCATAGGATTAGTGTCTTGAAAATATCGCGCCATTAATTCCGCGTGATACGCCATTTTTGCGTCATAATCCGTGACTGTTGCCCGTAATTCGTTGTCTGTGTCGGTAAGAGCGCGTTGCGCTCTTACACTTTCCATAATTGCTTGTGTTCGCTTGTTCATTTTACAGCCTCAATAATTGTAGTTACGTTGTTGTTTGGTTTATAGCATAGTAAGCAATCCATGCATTTTTGCCCTGTACAGTTTTGATCAATCGCGCTGTCTTTCGATACGTTGTTAAATGTCCGATCAAAAAACTTTGGCGGCTTCGCCATAACGCGGTCTATTATTGGGTTGCTATAAATCAAGATCAAGTTTGACGGTTTACCCATAACAAGATCACCGTAAAATTGATTAATTAAATCCTTGCGTTTTGTCCACAAGGCAAAAGAGCAATGCGGATTATGCAACGCGATATTGTGAAAATTTTCAAGCATGGTCAAATTGATCAATTCACCATGACCGGAAAACCGAAAAAACGCGTCAAGAATAGTAGGCAACATATGATTAGGAATTAAGCCGTTCGATAAGATATCGCTATTCTGTTGCCATGCCGGAATACAGTTTTTACGCATACCTTGCAACATCTCAGCGGAATAGCATTTAGTACAGATCACGTTATCCTTGCCGCTGTTGTACATTTTCATACAGTACGGATTAGACAAGGTATTAGTGTTTAATGCTTTAAACCCTTTTAACTTGCCTGTCATGTTTGATATTTTAAGCATTGTGTAATCCTCCAATAGTTTACATATATCATTATAAGCAAAAAGAAGCATAAAACAAGCGATATTATCGGGTTTCGGGATCAATATTTTTTCGGGTTCGGGGCAGCAATTGCAGCGCGTCCCCTGGCTATACCAGGGGCAACCAGGGGCAACCAGGGGCTGCAGCTTCGGGGTTCGGGGTTCGGGGCCAATAGAAACGGGGCAGCCTATCGGCTGCCCCGCCTTGTAGCATTGGAGGACTACAAGCAAAAAGATACTCCAGCCGAGTGACTGGAGCAAGCAAAAAGAGAATAGAGGGTTGCCCCTCTATCCCCTAGGTTTATGCGATTATTTCAAATTGGGTTGCGGATAACATGATAGTCAATTCGCCGCCTTGTTTTAACCTTTCCATCTGATCATATAGTAATGGGATAAACTCCGCAAAATCATCACCGCTTACGGCATATGTCTTATCCCATATGTCTTCTTGATCCCGATCATAGCCATCAGCATAGATCACATGAACACCATCGCCATCCATATCGCGTTTATCGGATGGTGACATCACATAGATGCCATCATCCTTTACTAGCCATAAACCATAGCGGGCGGTGTTTTTTTCCTCATATGGGATTTTGCGCGGATGTTTCATCATATGCGCTAGCATACGCGGAAATTCATCGCTTTTGAAAGTTAACTTATGCATAACCCAACTCCCTGTTCTGTTTTTTGGTAAGGCGTGGATCACCATCCTGAAATTCATTTAAGCGAT